GGCATTCGCACGCCCCTTGAACGCATCGTCAAGGCTGGCTTCGCGGAGGTTAAACTTATTACAAAGACAAACCTAGCCTTCCGTCTGTCGCCCAAGTTTAAGACCTGGAGCGATGCCCACGTTGCAGCCAAAGCCCTTAAACGTTTTAAGGCTCCCGCTGGCTGGGTCACGCTCACGCAGTACGCCCTCAAGCAGCACCGCACCGTCCGTGGCATTCAATACCGAATCGACGGCATGGACATCCCGACCCGCGTCTACAAGACGCCCCGCCCTGTCCCTCACTACCGACGCACCGACCTCGACCGCCTCCTCCGCAAAGTATCTTGACCACGGGCACCCACGCCCACAAACCCCAACCCTTCTTCCATGACTCCTCCGAACAACGTGCCGGCGGAACGCCACCTCCTCGGCGTCCTCCTCCGTGATGCGCTCCCTCTCCCTAGTGATCTCAAGCCCTCCGACTTCTTCGAGCCTGTCCACCAAGACATCTTCGCCGCGGCATTGTCCCTGGCTGTCGATGGTGTCCCTGCCGACGAGCTCACCGTCTCACAACGCTTACGCGAGGCCCGCTCCCCTGTGGACGCTGCCACCGTCTCACTTCTGGTCAGCGATGCCGGTGCGTCGACATATCGCCCCGAGCACGTCGACCTCATTACCGACGCCGCCCTCCTCCGTGAGGCATCTAACGCGGCAAACAACGCCACCGACCCGGATACACTGCTCGACCACTATGCTCGTCTGGCAGATAAGCGCAAGGGGGCCAAGACCCGACACGGCCCGCAGCGCATGGACTTCGACTACCTGCTCACCGCTGACCGTAAGAATGACCCGAACAACATCCTCGGGAACCGCTGGCTGTGCAAAGGTGGGTCGCTCCTGATCGTCGGCCAGTCAGGCACTGGCAAGTCTTCGCTGATGATGCAGGCCGCCGTGCACTGGGCGCTAGGCCGTGACTTCTTCGGCATCAAACCAGTCAAGCCCCTACGCTCAATCATCCTGCAAGCGGAGAACGACGCCCTCGACTGCGGCGAGAGTCTGCAAGACGTGGTGGCAGGTGCCTACCTCGACTCAGCCGAGATCGCACAGCTCAAGGAACACCTCGCCATCTACCGCGACACCGTCAGCACCGGCACGACCTTCACTGCGGCACTCAAGGCACTCATCATCGAGCACAAGGCTGACATCGTCTTCGTCGACCCTCTGCTGTCCTTCGCTGGCATCGACGTCTCTGACCAGGAGCAAGCGTCCAAGTTCCTGCGCCATGACCTTGCCCCGATCCTGCTAGAGACAGGCGCCGTCCTAGTAGCCATGCACCACACCGGGAAGCCTAAGACCTCAGCCGACAAGGAAGGCCACACCGTCGCCGACCTAGCCTACGCTGGCCTAGGCTCCTCCGAGTTCACCAACTACTTCCGCGAGGTCGCCGTGCTCTTCCGCTGCCAAGGCGAGGAGCCCATCTATAAGTTTGGCCTGACCAAGCGCCGTGGCCGTGCCGACCTCAAGGACCATACCGGGCAGTTCAAGTCAGAGATTTACATCCGCCACGCCGCCCAGAAGGGGGTCATCCGCTGGGAGTACAGCCAACCCCCCTCCCAGAGTGCCACCGACCCAGCCCCAAGGCATAGCGATTCCCGCCCCGCTAAGGGGTCTACAGGGCGTTTGAACATCAACTGAGGGTAAGTCACCCAACCCCTACCTATGACCCCCCTCGTCCCACCCGCTCAACATCCCACTCAACATCCGTCCTTACCTAAAGGTAAGGGTACTACGGGCTTACCCCCTGCGCTTACGCTAGGGGACGCCCTTGTGTGGGAGGCATCAGTGACATGAAAAGGAACCTCACACCCAGTCAGCTGAACTACCTAGCCAAGAAGCGCTGGTGGACTAAGGTCCGCCTGAACGCCTGGAGAACTATGCCGGAGAAGATGGAGGCTATCCGCAAGGAGGCCACCGCGGTAGCAAAGACAGTCAAGGATGAGAAGAACGACAGGATCAGGGAGGCCATGAGTGCTTGGCCTGGCACGATGAACACCAGCCAACTAAGGGAACACATCCTCAAGGACTTTACGTATGACGGTAAGGTGTCATCCCTCATATGGCGGATGCGTCGTCATGGCATGATGGAGTTCAAGGTCGACGGCCTGTGGCATAACCTTTGCCACTTGCCCGCTGAGTAACATCCTTTCCAAATGAGCGCGTGACCAAGGCCGCAAGTATCAACGACCTGACGGCGCCGCACAGTGAAGCCAAGTCGTTTGACGCATGGTTCTTTGCACAGCCCAAGAAGGTGCAGGATAAGATGCGCGAGTCCGGCGTGCTGCCCTACCGCGAGATGGTACAGTCTAGGCACGTGTTCTGCATCGACGCTAATCATCCCAAGTGGGCGTTTAATCCTACAGCTGATGAGCACCGCACTGAGGTCGACGCGTTTATCTCTCGCGATCATGTCGGCGTCATGCTCAAGGCGTTCATGGATGCGCTGGCCTGCTCATCGTCGCTCAAGTTCAGGCGCCACGTGGAGATGATCCGTTGGGCGCTGTCTCTCCCTGGCTGTCTCGACTCACGCACCATCGCCCGGATGTATGGACGCTCTCACATCTGGGCACAGAAGCGGGCGCGTCAGATTCGTTCGACAGTGAACGGTGACGCGTGCGGATTGTTCCCGCACATCAATTCCAGACGCGACAAACATAAGATGCCACGCCGATGAATAACGCCCAGAAGCCCCGGCTAGGTAGTCTTCTAAGCCCCCCCGGTACCTGCTCGTGGCCCGACACCACGACCCAGAAGTGCATGGTCACTTCATCAAAACACCCTGTTGACAATGGGACCCTGTGATTTGAAAACCCGGCAGCTTGGAGAACTTGCTCGCCTTGAAAAAGCAAAGCGAGACGCGGCAATCGTCGAGGCCTACAGACTTTGTGGCACGATCCATGGAACCCGTAAGGCTTTTGAGTTTATGCATTCACGTTGCGTCGTACGAAAGGTTATCAGCAAGGCCGGACTTTATGACAAATGTAAGCGCGAGCGCATGCAGATTAAGCGATTTAAAGCCTCTCCAAAGAAGTCCAAGTGGGCAGACAGGACCTATTCTAAAACACACGGGTCAGAACTTGAGATGCAAACTCAAGCGGTACAAATGCTTAAAGATGCCTGCGTCTCATATCCTCGACACATTGAAAGAGAAGTTCAGGTTCCCGGTTGCCAGATGCGTGCAGACCTAGTCGGCTACAACTGGGCGATTGAGACAAAGAAAGAATGCAGCTCACAAGGTATGCTTACGGCAATGGCCCAATGCCAAGTTTATCGAAAGCACTTAAGCCGGCGCCACGTCTGCATCCTTTTGCCCGACGATATTGAGCCCGCTGCCTTTTACGTCAGTGAGTGCCTGTCCTACGGCATCCCAGTCATTAAGATGTCTCAGCTTATCTGGTGGGTGAACACCGTCCAAAACGATGCCCAGCCAAACTGAAATCGCCGAGGCCCTTGGCCTAACGCGTCAGCGCGTTTCTATCCTCGTCAAGAAGGGTATGCCCATCGACTCGGTCGAAGCCGCCACCGCTTGGAGGCAAAGCCAAGAGGACGCCCGGGTAAGGCGTGCGCCGACGGCACCTGAGCAGCTCGACGACGGCTCCCTGGCTGACACGATCAGCGAGCACCGTGCCCTAGTCGGTCGGGCCCGCGGCGTCTGGCAAGCGGCCATGGAGCAGGGCGACCCGCATCAAGGCAAATACCAGTCAGCCTACAACGCCTCGCTCAAATCGCTTGTGCAGTTGGAGGCCGAACAGGAGAGGCGCATCATTCTCACGAAGGATTTTATCAGTGCCAAGGAAGCCGGCGAAGCCATGCGGGAACTTGCCTCGGGCGTGGTCAACCGTCTCGACAAACTCGCCCTCGACGTGGCCGAAGGGTGCAACCCCGAGAACCCTGCCAAGGCCGTCAAGGTGCTCGAGGCTTGGGTGCGCCGCGTGAAGGCCGAACTCTCCGCCGTCGATGAACAAGAGTGACCTGCTCCGCATCGGGCGGGACGTGCTCAAGCCTTCGGACTCGGGCGACATCGTCGACTGGCTGGAGGACAACGTGCACGCCATCCCTGACTCACCGATGCCCGGGCCGTTCCGATCAGAGCGGACGCCGTGGATTGCCGAGGCCCTGCGCATTGCCGCCGACCCCGAGACGAAACTACTGACCATCCTCGCCAGCATCCAGTCAGGCAAATCTCTCTTCGCTCGTCTGTTCACCTGCCACATCATCGCCAACGCTCCAGGCCCGTGCCTCCTTGCCCAGGCTACGGACCCCGAGGCGCGTGACTTCAGCCTACGCTACCTTCGACCTCTCTGGGCCAACTGCCCGCCGGTGAAAGACCGCATCTCGCTCGACGACATGGACCGCTCGACGACGACGGACTTCGACCGCATGACGCTTTACTGTCGCGGCATCTGGAACGAAGCCAACCTTCAGCGCCTGTCGCTACGGTACACGATTGCCGACGAGTGCTGGATGAGCCCGCCCGGTCACTTGGCCGAACTTAGCGCGCGCGTCACGGCCTTCGGCTGGATGGGCAAACGCATCTTCATGTCGCAGGGTGGCAAAGCGGGTCAGGAGTTTCATCAGCTGCACGAGACGACCGACCAACGTGACTGGAACTTCCGTTGCCCGAAGTGCGACCACCTTCAGCCCTGGGTGTGGGAGCAGATCAGGTTTCCCGAGGACGCAAAGGTCAGCGGGTCATGGGACTTGCACAAGGTCAACGCCGGCACGACCTACGAGTGCGCGTCCTGCCGCACCTTGCTCCCTGACACGAACGCCACGCGTATCGAGGCCAACGCCCGCGGAACGTTTATCGCCACCGCCGCATCGGTCAACGCTGGTCATATCGGCCTGCACTGGAACGCCCTTGCGACGATGAGCTGGGGCGAGCTGGGTGTGCTCATGCTCAAGGCCAAGGAGTCGGTCGACCAATACGGCGACGACAACGCCAGGATGCAATTTAAGCAGAAGCGGCTGGCCATGCCCTGGTCAGAAGAGGGTGGCGAGATGGTGAGCACCGCCGAGTCTGCCAACTACAAGATGGGCGACGCGTGGGACGCCGAGGCCATGATCTCGCCGAAGGGCCGCGTCATCGAGCAGACGGACGCACCGCAAGGTAGCATCGCCTTCCGCACGATGGGCGTCGACGTTCAGCGTGGTCACTTCTGGGTGGTCGTTCGGCGCTGGGCTAAGACCGGGCATAGTCGGCTGCTGGCCTTTGCCCGCATCGAGTCATGGGGCGACATCGAGGCATACGCCAAACAATGGGCGGTCCATCCGGCGCTAGTTTTTGTGGACTCAGGAGATTCGACTTCTGAAGTCTACCGCGAGTGCGCCAAGCGTAACTGGAAAACGGCCAAGGGGTCGGGCTCCGAGGACTTCGCGGTAACCGATCGGGACGGAAAGACCAGCCGTCGCTACTACTCCGAGAAGCAGGCCGTCGTCGTCCCTGGCATACCTCAGCGGGCCATCCTCGTCTCTCACTCCAATCTCGCCGGCAAAGACCTCCTGCACGGCCTCCGAGCCCGCAAGGTCTGGACCTACGCCCTAGACGCCGACCCCGAGTATGTCTCGCAGCTGAACTCCGAGGTCCGAGTCAAAGACCGCCGCACGGGCAAGGCGCACTGGATACTCCCCCAGGGCAAGAAGGACAATCACGCCCTCGACTGTGAAATCCTCGCCCTGCTGGCCGCCGTCCGCTGGGGCATCGCCGGCAGAGAAACCACCGAAACCGACTTGCCTCAGAGCGGAACATGAGCACGCTATCTGCAAGGGTGCGCCGGACGGTGTTGCAAGAAGGAAGAAGCTTGTGGCGTGGGCTGGTCGGCGCACCCCCCTCTTCGTTCCAATCTGGGCAATAACAAATGGCTCAAGGACTCTTCATTGGACTTACGGAGTGCGAACTCCTCGACCTTAAAGCTAAGGCTCTCGCCCTAATCACTGAAGGTAAGACCTTGATGTCCTACTCCGATTCCGGCTCTTCGGCCTCCAAGCAGTTCGCTATGCCCCCGAAGGAGATGCTCGCCGAGGCCATGTTTGCCCTAAGCCGCCTAGACCCGGCCACCTACGGACGCAGGACCACGGTCATCTCGACCTCCTGGTCTACGCGCCGCGACTAATCTATGGCCCCCCGCAAGACCAAAGTCCCC